CACCAGCCGATTACAAGAGCTATGCGCTGCTCCTACCGCTTGAGACAGTGCTTGCAATGAAAGCCGCACAGGAGGCCGTGGGGAGTGAGCGCCACAAGGTTCAGCCCGTGGCAACAACTGACGGGCGCTGGCTTGTGAGTGCGGACATACTGCCGGAACTGGAAGATGACGGGCTATTCCGTGCTGCAATGGATCACTTCGACGGAACGCATCTGGCAGGCGTGGAAGTGGTGCCGTGGGCTGATGGGGTGGCTTTGCTCCCCGTGCCTGATCCAGAGGAGTTCTTATGATTCGTATTATTGCAGCAATGGAACTAAATCTAGAATATTTTGAAATGATAAATAATACTAAACAAACACTGGAGAAACAAATATGGCATTGCTGATCACAGAAGTATTCAACGAAGATTGCGAAGTGCTTGTAGAGACAAACGAGAATGGCTCCAAGTCACACTATATCTCTGGTATCTTTATGCAGGGAGATATCAAGAACCGTAATGGGCGTGTATACCCTTCTGCTATTCTTGAAAAAGAAATGAATCGTTATGATACACAGTTTGTTAAGACAAAACGTGCTCTGGGCGAATTAGGTCATCCAGACGGTCCTCAGATCAACGGTGATCGTGTTTCTCACTTGATTACTGAAATGAAGCGCGATGGAAACAACTTTGTTGGAAAAGCAAAGATCCTTGGGACACCAATGGGGAATATCGTCAAGACGTTTATTGATGAAGGCGTCAAGATTGGTGTATCAACTCGTGGGCTTGGGTCCGTGAAGCAGAACAACGGTATCATGGAAGTACAAAACGACTTTCATTTAGCGACTGTTGACATCGTAACTGACCCCAGCGGCCCTGATTGTTTTGTTGAAGGCATCATGGAGAACACGCAATACTATTTTGACATTGCTACATCATCATGGAAACTCGGCTCTATTGCTGAAGCTGTTGTTGAACATACACATGTTGATATCAAAGAATTCAACGAAGCGATGAACCGTCTCCAGATGCTCGAGGATGCTATCATGTCAATCAAAGAATCATTTGCCAAACCATCGAAGAAACTTGATGAATCCAAGGTTCTAAAGATGTTTGAAACATATGTTTCTACACTGAAAAAATAAAAATGATAAATAATAATGAAATCACAAACCAAAAGGAGATTCTAATGTCAGAAAATCTAGAAGAAAAAACAGTAATGGCTGCAGATGGAAAATCTTCCGTCGAAGCACCAGTTACGCCAGAAGGGGGTGCTGCAAAGCATAGCCCAACTGGTGCTGACAAGAAAAAGAAAGTTGACCCAACAGCTGATAAAGTAGCTGATGGAGAAACAAAAGTCACGAAGAATGCTGAAAAGGCTGTTGAGTTTGCTGAAGAAGCAGAGCTCGAAGAAACGGTTGACGTTGCTGGGTTGTTTGAAGGGCTTGACCTATCAGAAGACTTCAAAGCAAAAGCACAGCTGGTTTTTGAAGCTGCTGTCAATGAAGCTGCTACAACAAAGGCTGCAGCAATCGCAGAAACGCTAGAGGAAGATCTGAAAGAGCAGTTTGAAACTTCTCTGAATGAATCTCTTGAGGAAATTGTAGAGAACCTTGATTCATACCTTGACTATGTTGTTCAGGAGTGGATGAACGAAAATGAACTTGCTGTTGAATCTGGTATCAAGGTTGAAATGGCAGAATCTCTGATGACAGGCTTGAAAGAGTTGTTCTATGAGCACAATGTAGAGATTGACGAAGAAACAATCGATGTTGTTGCTGAACTGGAAGAAGAACTGAGCGAAATGAAAGAAGCAGCAAACAAGGCAATCAACGAAAAAATTGCGCTTGATGAAGAAGTCCAGAAACTTCGTGCTGCTCGTGTTTTTGAGACAATGACTGAAGGTCTATCGCAGGGCCAAGTCGAACGTTTCCGCGTTCTCTCTGAAAAACTCGATCATTCTGATATGGAGTCCTATAAAGAGGACCTTGAAACTATCAAAGAATCTTTCTTCAAGAAAAAAGCAGAAACTACAGTTTCAGAAGATCTCGATGAGGCTGCTGGTGAAGTTCTTGTGGAAGAAACAACCCCAGTGAAAAAATCTGCTGACCCTTCGATCAATGCTTACGCAAGTTTTTTGAGTTCCGTGAAATAATAAATAACTATAATAACAACCAATAAGGAGAGACAAAGAAATGAGTCAAAATAATAAAATTCTACAAGAAAAGTGGGCTCCAGTTCTGGATCACGAAAAATTCGCTAACATCGATGATAAGTATCGTCGTAGTGTTACTGCGACAATCCTTGAGAACACACAGAAGGCTCTCATGGAAGATAGTAGCGGTGTTTCGATGACATCTATGCTTACAGAAGCTCCACACACAAACAACACCAACAGTGCTCCTGGTGCTGCTGGTTTCAGTGCTGGTGCTGACGCAAATGGACCAACAGCTGGTTACGACCCAATCCTGATCAGTCTGGTTCGCCGCGCGATGCCAAACCTGATTGCATATGATATTTGTGGTGTTCAGCCAATGACAGGGCCAACTGGCTTGATCTTCGCAATGCGCTCCAAGTATACCGCAATGTCAGGTAACACATCGTCTGAAGCATTCTACAACGAAGCAGACACATCATTCGCTGGAACTGGTACAGGTAATGCTGCTGGGCTTCCAGGTGATACAAACTTCGGTACTGGTATGCGTACCGAAACAGCTGAAACGCTTGGTACTGAAGCTAACCCATTTGGTGAAATGGCGTTCTCAATCGAGAAAGTTGCCGTGGAAGCGAAAACTCGTGCGCTGAAAGCAGAATACACAACTGAACTTGCACAAGATCTGAAGGCAGTTCATGGGCTTGACGCTGAAACAGAATTGGCAAACATTTTGTCTTCTGAAATCCTCGTCGAAATCAACCGTGAAGTTGTTCGCACAATCTACACAAATGCTGTGGTCGGTGCTTCAAAAACAGCAACTGCTGGTACATTCGACCTTGACGTTGACGCAAATGGTCGTTGGTCAGTTGAAAAGTTCAAAGGGCTGATGTTCCAGATTGAAACAGAAGCAAACGCTATCGCAAAGGCAACAAGACGCGGTAAAGGTAACATGGTTATCTGTTCTTCTGACGTTGCTTCTGCACTTCAGATGGCTGGTGTTCTTGACTACACACCTGCGCTGAACAGCAACAACCTACAGGTTGACGACACAGGCAATACCTTCGCTGGTGTTCTGAACGGCCGCTACAGAGTGTATATTGACCCATATGCTGGCGACAACTACCTAGTTGTTGGCTACAAAGGTTCATCTGCATTCGACGCTGGTATCTTCTACTGCCCATACGTTCCGCTACAAATGGTTCGTGCTATCGGTGAGAACACATTCCAACCGAAAATCGGGTTCAAAACTCGCTACGGCATGGTCAGCAACCCATTCAGTGGTGGCGCAACTCAGGGCATGGGTGCTCTTACACCAAATGCTAACGTTTATTACAGAAAATTGCAAGTGGCGAACCTCTTTTGATTTGCTAAATAAAAGAATCTGGAACCAACCAGATCAAACTAGAGGCGACCTTCGGGTCGCCTTTTTTATTGCTTCCAAACGAACTTTGCGTTGCCGCAATCCCAAATACGATCCCAGCCATTATCAACCATATTTTCAAATTCTGTTTTGAGTGGATCGAAACTATCTAAAATTGTGGGCAATTTGTGTTTTTGAAACTTCACTCGTGAAAATAACTCTGAGGTATATTTCTTAGAATACCAATAGTTAGGAGCTGTGAACTCTATAAATTCAAACTCACACTTTTCATATACATCACCATTACCAAATCGTAAATCAGCAAATGTAATGATGCTTTTGGGTGATTGTGTTTTTATAAAGTGTTTTATTAGTTTTGATACTCCACCCACAACGGTATAGGTGTTGTGTGATGTTATTCTTGTGCATTCATACTGATATTTTGACCCGAATCTGTTTTTGCCGAATGACGCAACCATGACAAGTTCATCGTCGCATACCAAACCATAATGAAACTGCGCACCGACAGCTGAGTGTAAATGATGTTTCCTATGAAACTCCATAGCTTCCTTGGACTGTAACTGTATTATCTTAGTTTTTCTGGCTCCTATTTTGATTGTCTTGCCTAATAGTTTCAATAACAAAGACTTTACTTTATTCATATCATCTGATTCAAATATCGTAATGAGTTTATATCCTGCTTCTTTGCACTTGATGAATTTATCTCTATGATAGTTTTGTTTTTTTCCGCTGGACATTTCCGAGTGCCAATAAAGCCCACAATATTCCACAGCGATTTTCTTATCGAGATTTACTATATCCAACTCAAATGGATTGATTATTGTTTTATTTGAATGAGCCCAATTATCATTTCGAAATTCCGACACCAGAAACTTGTA